AATATGCTAGAATAGATCTCTCCAAAACCAATTACGGGCTGTTTGACAATTGGAATTATCTACACTATCCCGATCTAGATCAATTGAATGATATCTATCACAAGTACTGCCGATACAAAAAGTTTTCCAGTGTAATGCCTATATTTGACAGTCAGTATCGCGCTCAGGATACAGATGTGCTTGGCTACTATCACAATAGAGAATTGGTAGCATTCAGTTTGGTTAGAAAGTATGACAGCCGAAATGCGGAGTGCCTGCAATTTGCCTGGGACTATGCTGACCCCACACTACGCCTGGGCATAAAGACTCTCAAGCACGAGTGTGCGCTTTACAAGGCTCGAGGCTTTCAGTATCTGTATCTTGGCGGTGCAGAAGAATATAAACAAGACATAGACGGGTTTGAAATGCTCGGACCCATAACCTAAAGGACAGATTATGCCAGTGATAAATTCCCACAATGGTTGGGATCCCCTAGAAGAAGTTTGGTTAGGAGATGTTTGGCCCAAACACTTCTACGATGATCTAGCACCTGATGTTAGAGATGCTTTTCATTACCTCACTGACATGACTAAAGAAGATCTAGATCGCACTCAAAAATTTCTAGAAGATTGGGGTGTTATAGTTCGACGTCCATTCATTGACGGCAATAAGAAAGAACTTTACACAGGTGCCGGTGGTAGACTGTATAAACCACCAATTGCCATAAGAGACACTCAGTGTGTGATAGGCAATACACTTTACTCTGCCAGTCCCTATGCTTATGAAAGAGGATGTTGGGAACCTATACTTGCAGAGTATCGAAAAGATCCAGATGTAAAATTTAAAACAAGACCTTGGGTCAGCGGTCCTAGTACTGTGAGATTAGGAAAAGATCTAATGTTTGATCGTAACATGACTCCTGCTTATCTTACAGGCAGATGGGACCAAGCAATGAAAAATCAGTTCTTGTTTGACGATTGGATGAAGTGGTCAAGAACATACCCTCCTGAGTTTGAACGTAACTACAGACTTCACTATACTACAAATGGTGGGCACTATGACGGATGTTTTGCACCTCTACGTCCGGGTCTGTTACTAACAACAAAATATTTTAAAGACTATGATTTGTTTTATCCAGGATGGGATCGAATTAATATTTCTGATCCTACATATTCGATAGTCACACAAGGAAAGACTAGAGAAGAATTTTTCAAGAGCTCAGAAAAACAATGGAGAATGTTTAAAGATAACTCAGTTCATTCTGCTGTGGGCAAATGGATGTTGCCCGGAGACATTGCTCCCACGTTTAATGATTATGTAAATCAATATTGTAAAACTTGGGTGGGAAACTTTACAGAAACTTTCTTTGAAGTTAATATTCTCGTATTGGATCATAACAATATACTTTGCATTGGCGGTCATGACAGTCTATTTGAAGAATTTAAAAAGCGTGGCATTACTGCTCATGTAACACCTTTTAGGGCCAGAACATTCTGGGACGGGGGTATGCACTGCAACACCGTGGACATTAGACGCAGGGGAGGTCAAGAAGATTATTTCCCTGAACGAGGTGGTGTGGGCATTGGTATTTGCAAAACTGAACTACCTGATGAAGATTTTCAAATATTGAAAAGAAAAGGACCTTCCGCTGTGCCTATTCGAGGCAGGGAATCTTTACAGAAACCTTTTCTTGATATACCATCTGATGAACAGATTAGACAGAGTCTCAAGCAACAAATGGCAGCCAGTCATTCTCCAGTAAAAGCAAACTTTGAAGACGACTTGCTAAAAAAATACAATATGCAGAAAACTGCAAATCCAATACCGGGCTACGCTCCGTCAATAAAGAAAAATACATAATGGACATATATCATATTTGGTGCGACAAAGCAGGCGACATGGAAGACGAAGTTTGGGTAGGTTCCATGGAAAAATTCTTTGATCGTTTGGTAAAAGAAAAACGAATGGTAAAATACAGAATCACTAGAATGAAATTAGGATTTCGTAGCATAGCAGATTTACCAGAATGGCATATCATGTGCGAGTTTAAAAACCTCGATCAATTGGATAAATGTTTTGGTAGAGTTGCTACAAAAGAAGGTAAACTTGAGCAACATCATAAAAGTTTTAATCAATATGTAGGGCCCAATATACATCATGCCCTTTATAGAGACTGGCCCGATTCCCTCTAAGTACTGTTTGGAAAAATCACTAAATAAAGGAATATAGTGAGTTTTCAACCCGATGACAACCAGTACAAATACTCTTTCCTTCTACATTAGCGAAATCGACCCAACGTTTCCACGTAAGGGGCAAGATAATCCCAGCCAAGGCTTCCGCGATAACTTCAACGCGATTAAAGAAAGTCTTACTGAAGCATCCAGTCGTATTACAGGACTTACTAATAATGAAATTCAATTTGGTAGTCCACAAAATAGTAGGGCAACTAATAGTGATCTGTTTAGAACCGACCTACAAGGTGCTGAACTACAAGATCTACAATTAAACAATGTAACAGAGCGTCTTGCGGGCAGTTACCTCCGTCAAGGTAGCATTAATCTTTCTTTCTCCACTGCGGCTGTACACTATATAAATCCGCTGTCATCAGGAACTTTAACAGTTAACTTAACTGACTTTCCTCCTGCACAGTTTGGTAAAATGCGTGTGTACGTCCAAATTGATTCTACCTCTAGTAGTGTTACATGGGGTGATTATACTAATATTGTTAATGGTGTTAGATTACCTAACTATGTAAGTACCAGTGGAGTAATGACATTTGATACTACTGGTGTATTCGGTGTCGAAGTAAGCAGTTTAAACGGTGAATATTTTGAATTACATGATCTAGATTATCGCAAAATATCCGCAACAACTCAATCAATTAGCCCCGTAGGAATTAGTGGACGATTTAGTGACCTAACTGGTGTTCCTATTGCTAGTACAACTACAGAAGGTATTGTACAAATTGGTTATGGACTACATGCGTCTAATGGAATTGTTAGTATTGATACTAGCACAATTGCTCAAGTCAATAGTGTGGTCACTGCCACAACTGCAACACTTGGTGTTGTAAAAGTTGGAAAAGGACTAGGTATAACAGATTCAGGCACAGTATCCGTTAATGTAGCCAGTACTACCTCTCTAGGCGGAATTATCATAGGACCAGGATTAGCAATTACAACCGCAGGAGTTGTAACTGTATCTAGTGGTGCTATAGGAGCAACTGGTGCAACAGGACTAGCAGGTCCCGGGTTCCCAACAATTATGTCCACTAGCACAATATCTGCTAGTACCAGTACCGCAATTTTTACCACGGATATCACAATAGCAGGAACTTCTTATGCTATAGGAAATACTCTGATTATAAATGCTGTAGGTACCGGAGTATTAATGATCGGTACTATTATCAGTTGGATAGGAAATACACTAACAGTTGGTATATCAGGAACAAATAGTATAGGCACATACTCAAGTTGGGGTATGGCATTAAATGGACCAATTGGATCTACAGGTGCAACTGGACAAGGTGCTACAGGTGCTACAGGTTTAGGAGCAAGTGGTGCTACAGGTGCAACTGGCCCTCAAGGTACAGCAGGTTTAAGAGGTGCTACTGGTGGTCAAGGTGCCACTGGAACACAAGGTAATCAAGGAACTACTGGTGCAACAGGTGCTACTGGTTTAACAGGTGCTACTGGTGTTCCTGGTTCGTTTGGTAGTACAGGTGCTACTGGACAGGCAGGAGAACGAGGTGCAACAGGCGAAGGTTCTACTGGTGCTACTGGTTTGCAAGGTCCTCAAGGATTAGCAGGTGGTGCAGGTTCAACAGGTGCTACTGGACCACAAGGTATTCCAGGTACTGCGGCCTATCAAGGTGGTACTGGTGCTACTGGTGTACACGGATCGACTGGTGCTACAGGCCCTGCAGGAGCAACTGGTGCAGGTGGTACTGGTGCTACAGGATATTCAGGTTCAACTGGTGCTCAAGGTGCTACAGGACCTATTGGTGCTACAGGTAGTGGAGGTACTGGTGCTACAGGTTATACAGGAGCCACAGGATCCACTGGTGCTACAGGATTGTATATTACTACAGCATCTGTAGTAGGAACAGAATTAATTGTTTTCTTAAATGACGGAACAAATTTTGATGCTGGTTATATTCTAGGTCCAACTGGAGGTACTGGTGCTACAGGTTATACAGGAGCCACGGGTGCTTCTGGTGTACAAGGTATACAAGGACCAGTCGGAGCAACTGGTAGTGGATCTACTGGTGCTACAGGTATAGGAGCAAGTGGATCTACTGGTGCTACAGGAAACGATGGTAGCACTGGTGCTACAGGTTTAGTTGGTCCAAGAGGTGCTACAGGTTATCAAGGACCGATCGGTGCTACAGGTGCTGATGGACAATTTGGTTCTACAGGTGCTACAGGTTTATTTGGTGGTACTGGTGCTACAGGACAGTGGGGATCGACTGGTGCTACGGGACAATATGGTGCTACAGGTGCAACTGGATCGGGTGCAACTGGTGCAACTGGTGCTCAGGGATCTACAGGTAGTATTGGTCCAAAAGGCGACGTAGGTACAACAGGTGCTACGGGTGCTACTGGTTTAACAGGTGCTACTGGACAATATGGATCAACAGGTGCTACTGGACCACAAGGTATTCCAGGTACTGCGGCGGTTGCTGGAGGTACTGGTGCTACAGGAGGTCCCGGTGCTACTGGTGCTACAGGTATAGGCGCAACAGGTGCTACTGGTACACAAGGTAACATTGGTCTTTCTGGATCTACTGGGGCAACAGGATCAGGTGCAACAGGAGCCACCGGCGCTACTGGTGCTACTGGATATCAAGGATCAACAGGTGCTCAGGGAAGTACAGGTGCTACTGGACCACAAGGTATTCCGGGTGTAAGTAATATTCCGGGTGCAACAGGTGCTCAAGGAGCCACCGGTGCAACAGGTGCTGGCGCAACAGGTGCTACTGGTTTAATAGGATCAACAGGTGCTACTGGCGCAACTGGCGCAACTGGACAACAAGGTGACCCGGGCGGAACTGGAGCCACAGGTCCAATTGGTCCATTAGGATATTCGGGATCTACAGGTGCTACAGGATATGGTGCTCAGGGTAATCCGGGTGCTACAGGTGCCACAGGCCCAACAGGTACAATTGGTTCAACAGGTGCCACAGGACCAATAGGTCCTCAAGGAAGTTTTGGTGCAACAGGAGCAACGGGTGCTACTGGAGCAACTGGGCCAATTGGGCCTGCTGGATCATTCGGTGCTAGTGGTAGTACAGGTGCTACCGGTCCAACAGGACTACAAGGAACAACAGGTGCTACTGGATTAACTGGTGCTACTGGACCTTCGGGAACTGCGGCTGCTCAAGGTGGTACAGGTGCTACAGGACAGTGGGGATCAACTGGTGCAACAGGACCAGCAGGTGCTACTGGACCGTCTGGGCAATTAGGTAGTCAAGGTGCCACCGGCGCATTTGGTGCCACCGGCGCTACTGGTCCAATTGGTGCTAGCGGTGCAACTGGTAGTGGTTCTACAGGTGCTACTGGACAAAGCGTTGGTTACTTAATGACTAGTAACACACCTAATACGTTTAATACTGGAACTAAAACATTCACAGTAGATCAATTAGGTGCTTATATTACCGCAGGTCGTGTACGTGCTGTTATTACAACTACAGGTGTTACTTCTTCTTTCTTAGAAGGTAATATTACTAGTATTAGTACATCAACTCCGTCAATCACAATATCTGCGGATAATTATTCGCAAGGTGGTAGTGCTACATTAAATTCTACATACAACGATTGGAGTTTTATTATTGCTGGATCTCAAGGACTTCCAGGAGCAACTGGTAGTACAGGAACACAAGGATATACTGGTGCAACAGGTGCTGTAGGATATTTTTATCAAGTCCCAAGTACTACAACAGTTTCAATGACAACAGGTAGCCATACCTGGAACATTACAAATCAAACTACGTATGTTCAAAACTTACAGTATTCCTATGCCGTAAACAATTACGTGTTTATGACTCCAACTGATGGGTCAACTGGCGATGTGATGTATGGTACTATTACTGCTATCAATACTGGTGCAACTCCTTCAGTAACTATTAATGTGTTACTTGTTCCTCAAAATACAGGATCAAATAGAAGTGCATGGAACATGAGTATTGCTGGATTGGCTGGTACTGGTGCAGTTGGTTCTCAGGGTGTTGGTTACAGTTATACGACTTCTACTTCTGCCATAACTTATTCTATAGCACAACATAGATTTACAGTAAGTGACAGTCTTTCAGTTGGAGACGCATTTGGTTACGGAGACCGAATCAAATTAATTGATACCACATCAGGACTATCTACATACCAGTTTATGTCAGGGTATTTGATTGCTAAAACAGGTACAGATTGGACTATTAACGTAGATACTGTAGTTCCTACATCAGCACTAAATTCATCTGCATCATCATGGAGAGTTGCAATTACAGGTGACGTTACTACACAAACTAGCCAGGCTATAACATTCTTAAGTACACAAAGTGCTTCAAGTACAAACTCAGGTGCTCTGGTTGTTAGTGGTGGCGTTGGTATTGGCGAAAATTTATACGTCGATCACTGGACAGTTCCAAAAAGCATGTCTTCCGCTACTGCTAAGAGTTATACAGGAACACCAACTGGTGCTATGGTATTCATAACAGGAACTGGATATAATAAACCAGGATACTGGGATGGTACAAAATGGTATCTATCTAACGGTAACGCTCTATATTAAATCTCAGGCTTGCTCTTATATCGTAAATATGCTACTATTACGATATAAGAGATTATGGCTACAATAACAAAAGAAACTTACCAAGACCACGAACTTATTCCAAATATTGAATATTGTTTAGAACAAGCATTACAAGATATTTCTGAAGTTCCCGACTACAGTCTACAGATTCCCGGAATGAGCGGAATCAAATATAGACATTTTATTAACAATCTTGTTCGATCATTAGAGAACCCTCGTTACTTAGAATTAGGAACCTGGAAAGGTTCTACTCTATGTGCGGCTATCGGTGGAATCGATAATGTAGTGGCAGTCTGTGCCGACAACTACGGATACGGTGGTGCTACTATTGAAGAAGTTAATGATAATGTCAACAGGGTAAAAACTGAAACTGCTAATGTTACAATTTTAAATCAAGAATTTTCAGACTTTGATTATTCTGCTCACGGTCAGTTTAATGTGTATCTATATGATGCAGGACATACTGAGGAAGAGCACTATCAAGCAATTGCTAGATGCGAACCAGCATTAGAAGATACTGCAATTATTATCATAGATGATTGGAACAATCACGGTGACACAGTATCACATATTAAGACAGGAACCTACAGAGGTTTCGAAGCAACCAATTTAGAAATCCTTTATAAATTTGAAGTAGAAACAGGAGTTAATCCTCCGTTCCCAAGTGAGTGGCATAACGGTTACGGTGTATTTTTAGTTAGGAAAAAACAATGACAACATTTTCGCATTCAGGTACATTCGGTGACCTAATTTATTCATTAAACGTCGCTAAAAAATTAGGTGGTGGCGATTTTTATCTACGCCTTAATAATATGGACAATATGGCCAAAAAAACATTTGGTCCAAATGCTAATGCTGGCGACCATGCCGGAGAAATGACTGAACGTCAATTTCATAGTCTTACAAGTTTCATGATGAGTCAGGATTATGTTAAAAGTTGGAACATCTGGAATGGAGAACATATTGATTATGCCCTTGAAGATAGCGGTAAAGAAATTGTAAAACAACAAGGTAACTATACCTTTGCTTATGCTCGATCAGTGGGCCTTGATCCCGAACAAGACTATGGATATTACATGCTACAACCTTGGTTGACTGTAAAAAATCCAATTAAAATTCCCGGAAAGCCTATTGTTATCAATCGAGTAAATCGGCACCTATACGGGTGTGATCCAGAAGCAAACAATTGGAAAGCCTTATTCAATAGGGGCTTAGGTGCAGTGGCAGTTTATGTTGGCCATAAAAAAGAACACGATTGGTTTGAAAACTTCTTTAAAGTAAAAGTCCCTCATTATGAAACTTATGACATTTTAGAATGTGCCCGTGTGATTGCAGGTTGTGAACAGTTTGTTGGCAGTCAAAGTATGTGCCTAAGTCTAGCAATTGGATTAGGAAAAACTTATCTCTGCGAATGCCGTAAAGATCTACAGCCTTTTCAAAATGAATGTTACTTTGTAAGACCAAATGCTCACTACTTCTAAATCATTTACACACAGCGGCACATTAGGCGATGTGCTTACAAGCCTCTGTATTGTCAAATTGTTAGGTGGCGGAGATTTTTATCTTCGTCTTAATAACATGGACAAGATGATACAAGAAAAATTAGGCTGGCCTAACGCAGGTATTCATAGTGGACGTATGACACAGAAAGACTATGACATGCTTGAACCTTTGATGAAAAGTCAAAGTTACATTAACAGTTTTCAAGTTTGGAACGGAGAAACTGTTACCAATGAATTTGAAGAAGTGTGCCGACACCATCAAGCCAATGGTGTTTGGCCTCGTAATTTTTCTAACCAATATGCCGCAAGTCAAGGCATAGATCCAGAAGCAAATTTTGAAGCACTGCAACAACAACCTTGGTTAGAATGTGCTGACCCTATACGTGTGCCTGGCCGTCCTATTGTTATCAGTCGTAACGACAAATACTTAGACGGAGCACCTGTTTACAATCCAGTATGGAAAGAATGGATTGATATGGGATTAGGTGATCGTGCTATATTCGTAGGACATCCGAGTGAACATGCTTGGTTTGAAGACCTATATAAATGCGAAGTAGATTATTATCATACCGAAGACTTGCTACATCTTTCTCGAGTGTTAGCAGGTTGTGAATTGTTTATTGGTAATCAAAGTATGCCCGGTACTATGGCATCAATTGCACTAGGCAAGACCAGTAGAATTGAACTGCGTAAGAATGAAACTCAACACAATAATGAGTTTATATATCCGTATCGGCTAAACGTTTCATATTTTTAAATACTTCTTCTAACTCTGCAAGAGCGGCATCGTAGTTTTTAGTAACTCTAACAGCAATGCCGCCTCGACTCTTCCAATCTTCACAATTGTCCCAACGGTCATCTACAAGAATGTCATTCTCATTACGACAGTGATCTTTCTTGTCTTGACTGTACGGACCGAAGTGAACTGGGATGCCTGGATAGTATTTTTCTATCCAACGGAACTTGTCATGGAAGGCTTCAAACACATCATTACCTCTTGGAATAGCGGTCAACATTACAAGATTCCAACCTAATTCATCACGGAATCGCATGGCTAATGCCATCAATTCATCTGCCTTAGGCATCTTAGGTAATGTGTAATAAAAGTGTGGTGCTACTCTTAGTTGTTCCCATAAATGTGGTGGCCAACGTCCTTCTGGACGACCGGCTACATCTAAAGGAAATTCGGATTGAAGATATTCTGTTGCGGCTCGGTCCCAGTCTGCGACTACACCGTCCATGTCAATGTGTATGGTATTTTTCATATTAGTAATTATACAGTCTTAAAAACAAAAAGCACACTCTTGGTGTGCTTTAAGTTGTGCGATAGACTTCTAACGCTTTCATCCTGGCTATGAGTAATCGAAGTTTTACATAATCAGAAAGTTCTTCTTCTTTTTCATGTACAACCTGACCAAACTCAGTAGCACGACGATTTCGTCCTAAAACAAGATCGTCGTCTACAACAATGTTACAAGGATTACTTGGCCGCTGGTGCTTTAACTTCGACTTTAGTACTATCTTTCTTTTCGCTTTTGACAGGCTTAGTCTCGTTCTTAGCAGGCGCTGTAACTGCGGCAGTAGGAGTTGCTGGCTTGGCTTCCTCTTTCTTAGCAGGTTCTGCGGCGAAAGCGGATACGGCGAATGCTGAAGCGATTAAAGTTGCGATCAATTTCATGATAAGTTTCCTTTTTGGTTAATATACAGAATTAGTTCTGTATGTATATATAACGCGGTAGCCCGGAAACAAGTTGACTTAAATGCTTAATTGGCGGTCAAATAATTCGCCAATCTTGTCCATTAATTCCTGGACTTTGCCTGCGTTGCGCAGACTCTTAAATGTGAGATTTGGAACACTAAACTCTCCGCCCTTAGCCAAACCTTCTTTTCTGTAATTGCTCAACATCTCTTTGACTCTACGGCAGATTTCCAAATTGCCGCTCATAACCGCAGAGTCTATAAACTCTGTCCATTTCTTAGCATCATCAACTACCTGAGATTTATCCCACAAAACTGCTTTTGGATCTGGCTTCTTGATCCACTGTCTTGATAATAATGAGTATACACTGCTAACCGCAGGTTGCATCTTATCTTCAACATATAACTCTACAGGAATTCCATGAACTTTAATATTGTGCTGAGCCTTCCAAAGTTTACGTTTAGTATCAAACAATTCATCTGCTTCCATTTCACATTTGACTTTACCATAATCTACAATAAAATGAACATCGAGATCTGAGTAGGGACTGTAGTTGTAATTTGCTTGGCTACCAGACACAATAATGTCTTCGACTTCTACAGGCATGTTAAGAAAGTCAAAAAATTCTGCAGAAATCTTTAGTAGTGCATCATGAACATCAGGACGCATGTGCTCACCTAACCAAAGTTTAGGATTAAGTTCTTGGTGAGTTTCTATAGGCGCGACAAATTCAAATATGTTCATAATTGGTATTTATTCAGTTAAATATCGCAATGAAAGGTTCTTTTAATTTAACGGGGCATATTTTAGTAGCACAGCCTAAAGGTCTCGAATCTATTTTTTCTAAAAGTGTTATATTAGTTGCCAAGCACGGAGCAGACGGTGCCTGGGGCGTCATGGTCAACAAATCAACTCCAAAAGTTACACTTGATGCTGTGATGTCGTCAACAGGTATAAGTTACACAAATCCTGAGCCAATATATGTAGGCGGACCAGTTGAGCACAACAGAGTACATGTTGTACACAGTTTAGATTGGCATGTTGCTTCTACTGTAATGGTCACACCTGAAATTGGTATTACAAGCGAACTTAGTGTTATGACCGCAATCGCAGGCGGAGTAGGTCCTAAACTCTACAGAGCCTGTATTGGAGTAAGTGCATGGGCCGCAGGTCAATTAGAAGGTGAATATAAAGGTTTACCTCCATGGAAGTTAGAACATCGTTGGTTAGATGCACCTGCTACCATAGAATCTGTGTTTAATAATAACAATGATGAGCAGTGGGAAAAAGCAATTGAACTCGTAGCCAGCAATAAAATTGCTGACTGGTTCTAGTCTTTCTCAGAATTTAAACTCTTAATAATATCCCTGATTTGAGCAGAATTGGTATTGGCTTTTACCTTACCAATGCTAATACCTTCGTTGGGATTCTTAATTTCTCCAGTACTTTGATCTACTACGGTAGAAGTCTTTTTTAAGCCATCTAAAATGCTTGCACTGGGTTTACTGGCTTGAGTAAAGCCGCCCTCATCCTCTTCAAGGTCTTTGATACGCAGAGTATCTACATCAAATTCTAAGTCAACTTTTTGACCTACACCGCTAGATGAACGTGTTTTCATGAACTGAATTTGATAACGTCCTCGCTCACGCATCGCACGTGATGTAAAGATACCAATCACATTATCAGCGGTTTGAATCTTACTCAAACCACCTGAAATATGACTATGATCAAACTCAATTTCTTCAACTGCACTTCTGTTAAGTTGTGAAGCAGTTACCACAATGCAGCCGGTTTCCATAGCCAAATTACGAAGTTCTTCTGATACATATTTGTCCTTGACAAAAAGATCACTCGGACTTACCTTTACAGATAGAGGCATCATAAGGTCTAAGTAGTCCACTAAAAGAATATCGGCTTTTTTTCCTGTTTTCACTTGATATTCTTTTAAATATGACCTTAAATCATTGCAATTTTTGCCGGAAGGAAGGTATTTTATCTGGATTCCTCCCGCCTTCTTGCCAGTGAGCTTAACCTTCATTTCAACATCATCTAAATTACGAAAGATGTCTTTGTTAGCAACTCCTGTGATCATACTGTCAATACGCATACCCACTAATTCTTCTGCCAACTCAAATGTAAAGTAAATCACGTTCAAGTTCTGCATGGCAAAATTCACGCCAATGTTGGCTAAAAATAGCGATTTTCCGCCACCTGAGCCAGCACAGAAAATATCCAGTTCACCACGTTTAAATCCACCATAAAGTTTCTTATCAATGGTAGGCCAGCCTGTGCTAATCTGTCCATTGCTGTCTTTTAATTTTAAAAGTCGAGCACGTGGATCTTCAAAATAATCAGTACCCATGTCCTTGTTTAGACTGATTTGCACCGCATCTTTGATAAGTTTTTCCACTGGACCATATTCGCCTTTTTCCAGCATATCAGCGGATTTTAAGATCGCTCGCTCCATGGCTTTATGTCTGCTGAAGTTCTCAAACTCAGTCATAAGCCAACTGTAGTTCTCTTTAGGAACATCATGTGCTGACTTAAAATCTGTGTTACAACTGGAATTTACAATGTCTAATTCCGGCATGACTTTGTACTGATCAACATAGTCATTGATAAATTTTGCGGGCTCTTGAAACTTGCGATCAAAGTTCTCAGGATCAAAAATATTCTGGCATCTCACAAATGTTTCGGCATCTGCCAAAAACATTTCTAAATAAAGTCTCTGTAAATCTGCGTTATAATTCGACATGTTCTAATTTCTTTTTAAGTAGTTGTTTTTTTATCTCGTTGGTTTCTTTGTAGTGTAAGATAGTGAATAAAGTATACACTCGACCAAATTTTTTCACAGCATCTGCGACATCCTTTACTCCATCTCCCCAATCTGGCATGCTCACAGTCCATCCTTGTTCAACTGCGGTTTCTATCATCTTAGCACCTGGTTTATCTCGATCAGGTACTACAATAACTTCACGTCCTAACGATCTTAGTCTCATGATTTGAGCTTCGTTAGGTTCGTTGTGCATGATGGCACAACCATCTATAGCAATAGCATCAAATTGTCCTTCGACTACAATCACACATTGTCTATCTGGTGTTTGACGATCAATATTAAACACATATCCTGGTTGAGAGTGTGTAAGATATTTTGGTTTGCCGTCTGTGATCTTACGTCCTGTAAAGCCCACTATCTTGCCGTTGTGATAAAATGGTATTAGTAATCTATCTCTATAGCCAGGTGTATAACTCCATGACCAATTGTACCAATTTATCTCCATACCTCTGTCAAGAAGGTACTGATATATCTTTATCAACTGCTGACTTACATCGTCTGGTAAGTCTTCTCGAGCCCATTCTTCTAGGCTCATTGTCATCTCTGGCAGTTCTATTTCTTTTAATGTTAAATTTATCTCAACCTTGGCCACAGGTTGATTTTCTTTGATCTGTAGAGTGTACAACGACAGTTTTTGTAATTCACCATCTGGTATGCCTAACCATGTGAACAGATTTTTAGTGTTTTTACTTAATAAATGCCCAGGAGTCCATCCTGCTTTAAACCCACAATTAAAGCAATGGTAAGTGAATCCTTCTTCTTTAAAAATCACACCAGCACGACTTTTGGTATCTGCACTTTCTCCATTGTGGACACAGCAAGGAGCATTGAAACTGATCCAACCACTTGGAGTAGATTTATGTTTAGGTGGCAATACTGTCTGAACTGCTGTCTGTATGAGATTCATACAGTTAGTTTAACTTCTGTATTGTATTTTGTCAATTTTGCCGGATGGAAAATATTCCGAGCCCGGAGTAGGATTACCTGGCATTTGTGGGCTGTAGTAGTTAGAAGCACCATCACTAACTGGAGTCCAAACTACACGAACATCACTCCAACTACCTACAGCATTTTGATAGATAACCTCGGTAGTAGGTGTAGTATAGTTCAGTGTTGCAATGGTAGCATAGTTAGCAAACGTGCCAGGTGTGTTCTGTAGTGTTGCTTGAATTAGTATAGTACCTTTGAAATTATTAAGATATAATGCCAATGTAGTAACCTGATTTTGTTCTGGATATGAGCGTAGGTTGCCTGTGTAAAAATCATACTTTAAAGTATTTTGATTGTAATAGATCTGCCACTTTGTAATTTCCGTAGTAGTTTTTGGTGCAGGAAATAAATCGCCTAGTAACTGTAATGTACCATTAATACCGTAATAGGTATTTGAGTACGTTGCTAGGTTAGCCCCTTCTTCATCTGTTTGTGTAATGCCAAATGTATAGGAAGTGGTGTCAAGTTGTCTTGTATCGTTTTCATTTAATGTAAGCAAAGCATAACCGCGAGTCGCAGTAGTAATACCGTCATCTAAAATTTGAACAGATTTTGTAATCAAAAGATTATTGTTAACACTATCATACATATTGAATGTAAAATTGCTATTAAAAATAACCTGTGTACCAGTTGTAATATCTAATAGCAATGGACTTAAAAATTCATTAATAGCAGGGTTATATACTGGATTTTGAGTGTTTATTGTAACGGTATTAGGGCCTATGTCTGATACATAGGTACCTCCTTGGAAATAGGTTAGAGTAGAGTTAATCGACGGAGTCATACCTACAACAACAGATGATGTATCGGTTACATTTAGAACAAACGTATTTGAAGATGTATATCCAGTTGTGGTTGTTACAGCAAGAATTCGTATAGGTTTTTGGTCGGAGTTTTTAAACTGAAGTTGGACTTTATTTTTAAGCCCTTTTTGTATTTTTAGTTCGCGTTGGTACATGACGTTGTAGGCTCCTTTGACTCCTTCATCCAAATCCACTAGCAAGTTGACTTTATTTGGGTATAAATAAACTGGTAAATTTTGCATACCTATATTTATTGTAATGACACCTAAGGACGGATTCCAGACTCAATTTCCATTCATAACCTGTATTAAAACCACAGACAATGAGTACGTCGGCATCGTTATTAATCTTGACGAAAATGTTGCCAGTATATATGATTTCAGTATTATACGAACAGAAGAAGAACGTAAGATATTTTTAGAAATGGGAGAAGTTTGGTGGTGGGAAAGTAATAGAAAAATACCTATTAACATCTTTCTTAAAGAAGAAATGATAGCATTTAGACCTTATATAAAAACATTTAATTCTAAAGATGTTAATGTGTTATTTGGCCCAATAGTCAATCTTAGCGAAATTGCTGAAAAACGTGTAAAACGCAAATCAATCCAGTTAGTACGAAGCGTTAAGAAAACTCGTAACTGACTCCTTCACAAATTAAATTCATTTGAACCACCACTGCTACAGCATAAGCAGTTGCGTGACTCTTCTTAAAAAAGTATTCATCACCATCTGGCTTAGTCCAAACTTCCTGCATCACGGTATCCCAGTCTTTTCCTATCAAATGTCTTTTTGCGGGTCTTATCATTGCAAGAACCGCGGCAAGTTGGCTGATACTCGTTGGCTTCATCGTCCTCAAAATAGTCCCGTGACCGTTTACGTGAAACAACAAGTTCGAAAAATCGTCTTGTTCCAGAAGATCCCATAGTGGTTCCTTATTCATCAAATCAATTAAATGTTCCTCACTCTTAATGCCTTGGTACATACTGACATTAAGAAAATCGATCTTAAAATAACCTCTTGCTTCTGCTTCTTTATAATCTATGGAAGCCATGTGTGTTAGAGGATTGTATGGAATAGGAGTACAATAAACTCCTGTGTTGTGTTTTTTGATTCCGTCGATAGTCGCAGGGACATGTTCAACTATGTTGAGGACCTTGCTTCTATCAGCGAAATCAATATCAATATCTGGCATTATTTTTGACTGTCGCCTTTGCCTACACGATAGTTGTCTTCTACTGAGTCCGGAGTAGATATTTCAATAACAGTGCCTGCCTTGAGACATTCTAATTGATGAGGCATACATGGCTCATTATGCCACACAGCACCTTCATTCAATTCTTTTTCATAAACTTCTGCTGTGGCTGTATCAATACATCGTACGATAAATTTACCTGATAAAACATACCAAGTTTCTTCCTTATCTTTATGGAAGTGCATACTGAATTTGGCACCGTCATTGAAGTGCATAAATTTACCACAGTATTTGTCATTGGTTGCCCAAATAAATTCAGAGCCCCATCCTTTTGGAACTAAACCTTTTAATTGTGTCATTGTATTCCCGCTTCTGTACAAACTTCTTCAACCAATGCGGCATCGCCTGGTTGATCTCGTAATTTTCTTACCCAATGTGATAGATCAAATGCCACACTGATAAGTTCTAATTGTTCATCATTAAACTTAGCCAACAGTTCTTTGCCACCTTTACATGATAAAAGAATCCACGGACTGATATAACCATTACGTAAATCATTTACCGCTCTGTTTAGATTTACATACAAGAAATAGTGTTCAAAACTTGCACCACTATTGTCAGCCCACTCCATCATGTGTTGGATGCTACGTTGTATTGCCGACTCAACCGGTTCTGTCTTTAACATTTCAACAATGTATTTTTCATACAGTTCATCACGGCACCAGTGATCTAATTTTACATCACTTCGGATAACATAGTCGATAAAACGTTCTGGATGAATAGGAGTGACATTATTAACAAAACTGCCAAATTTAACAAAGGCATTGTAATACGCACTCTTACAAAATTCCTCATAGGTCTTTTGTCGTTGACTACCTTCACGTATCTTATACCATTGATTGAAAGCATAGAAACCGCTTTGTACTCGTTTCTCATCTTTCTGCATCGCACGTCTTTTAGGTTCGCACATGTGAGCAAACAAGGTCTTTTCTTTCATAAAGGCCTTGCCGCAATGTACACAATTAAAAGGTTGTGCTTCTAATTTAATCATGATCCTCTTGGTCCTTTAGGACGTCCAATACCCCAGTTAGTTCCCATGGTTGTGCCTTCTTCAGTGATTCCTCTTGTACCCAGTGTAGATGCGTATACCGGATCTTTATCCATTTTTTCCCAAAAAGAAGGATGTTGATTAACAACACCTTTCCAACGTTTTAGATAAGATTGTTCTTCCGGTCTATCTAGGGCTTTTTTTGGACCTTTTGGTTTTTTACCAGTAACTAATTTTTCTAAATTGATTTCACAGCCTTTACATAATTTATGCTTTGGCATAGTCAAAGTTTTTTCATACTCCGACATATCTCCCATATTGTTTTTCATGTAGCATAACGTATTTTTTGTTTTTACATTCCAAATATGGACAGTAGATCTTCCATTTGGATTGTCTTTGGGTACACGTCTTATAAACAAATAACCGGTGCCGGGTTTCATTCTGCAGATTCGTAGGTTGCTTCAAAGATATCCGGTTTACAGGCATAGAACTCGCCTTGTACGCCTTTAATAATCCAATCGCCTTCTGTGGCAATATGTTTAACTGTCAAATGAACACCGTCCTCAAGCGTGCCGATTTCTGCTTCACCTTTAGCAGTAGGATGACGTTCTTTGCGAATATTGCCTAATACATCTCCGCAAAACTCTCGAAGAGCGGCAATGCCTTCGTCTGTGTAGATAAACTGTACGGCATCAATAACTACAGGTTTCTTTCTAAACTTCATGTATATTCCTTGCGTTGTTTTTTGTCGTACCCTAAACTGTCAAATAACTCGTTGAGATCATCTTTGGTCATTAGACTGGCTAACACTCTAATATCATCCATTTTCTTTGAAGGATACAATTCTGACAGCAACTTTTCTGTTTTGTTATTGGCAGTTGACTTACTGACTAATTTAAGATATTGATATCTAACATCCATACCTGTTCCACAACTGGCAAACAGTTTCCACAACATACCTTTGTGTCCTTTGCTCAGTGTCCAATGATCTTTATTCACTAGGTCGTTAACACGATCAAGGATAAACTCATATGTATCTGGATCAACACCTTGTGGATTTGATACATAACGCATTAAGATATAAGGGCTGAACACTTTCTTAACATCATCTTCGAGGCTGTCATAGAAGCCATGATTTCTCATGTTAATATTTTTTAATTCTGAATTGATATCAAGTTTTGCGGCCATATCTTTCTTCGTATTCTTTGCTGAGATAATATGCTATTTTAGCACGTTCCAGGGCATCTCGTATAGTGGGATTGGTTTCAGCGGCTCTACGTATTTTACCCCACAGGTCCGCTTCTTTTAGATGTTCGTGTAATGGACGACCATCTGGAGTTCTACTGTCATAGTCAATCTTATGTCCATTTATTGGATCAAATTCATGACCAATAACAAATCGGTCTTCGTGAGGAGCACCAAATTCTCTAGCATAGGTCACGCCGTCTGCACGTTCATAAATGTATTTTGTATCTGGTTTAAGATTTCCCATATTACCAACACTTAGAATAATCTACCAGCTCACTTTGGCGACTGACTTCTTTAACAAAGAAAGCACACATAGGTTTATCACCTGCTCGCAAAGGAGTGGTTAACAGTTGTCCGGGACGCATTTTAGGAAAATACCATTTGACGTCTTGGTAAACATTGATGATGTCAATGTCATGAAACTCAGGCCTAAAACCTGAGATAGGATTAAAACAGAATGTCCTAAATCCCCTGTCATTAAGACTTGTCAATGGTAGAATCTCCATACCAGGGCCCTCAGGATCTCCAACAATTGTACACCAATCAAGTGGCATATTAACTGTATATGGTCCAATTTTTAATACAGCCGCAGGTGCTGTAAAACTTTCTAAAAAGATAAGAGGAATATAAAAATAATCCGGATTGGCAGGATCGCTATTGTCAAACACGCTAAATCGCATGTCTTCCTCTAACTCCTCTGGTAAATCATTTAAGTAGTACGTTTTGTTTTCTAATGTTAAAATTTGCATTAATATTTTACCTTTTCCACCGCGAACGGATATTTGGCTTCCTTATAATATTTCTTACGCTCCGTAAGATGTTTCTTCGCATACTTCGTCGTTGCAGTGACATCCCAGATCTGTACGAAGTCTTTATCGTCGGCTTTTCTAATGCCGCGGCCAATTGATTGAATAACGCGGACAAAGCTCTTTCCGGGCTCAAGAAGAACCATATTAAATATCCTTGGAATATTAATACCAACAGCGGCCACACCGTAAGTCGCCACAATAATCTTCTTATCAGCAGTTGCCAC